AAAATCCGGTTTACCCAAAATAGTATTAATAAATAGATAATCTGGCTTATTAAGTATCCTAGCAGTCGCAATAATAACGTATACATCATTATTTTCCAAATCTTTTTTATATTGTTCTGCCAGTGGCAAAAGAGAATCATTCATTGCAAGATGTTCATTATCTCGCCAGTATGCTAAATCAATTTTATTATCAATAGTCCGATAACGATGAAGTGAGCAAACGATTGTACCATCCATATCATAAATTGCGATTCTTTTCATTTTCTAGCCTTGTTAAGTGGTAAGCCTTGATTATAATCTATTCATTCTTAAATGGCTCAAAAAGCCATAAAAAAAGTGCAGTCAGTGCCAGCAGTGGTAGATAAACAACGAACTCAAAAATTTTATTAAACATTTCAAGCCCCACAGTACGTATAAACAAAATCATAAAAATGAAAATCATTAACCAAGCCTACATTAGCTGCAAAACATTGGGTAATAATTTCATCCCAATATTCCCCATTTATTTCAGATATAAAATTTGAGTTCATTTTAACCATTTTGAGTCCTTCAGTGTATAGGGCAATTATACCGCGCTTTTTAGCCCTAGTAGCATTTATTTTCTAGGTGTTTACCCTAAAAACAACAGTTACAAATTGTTACAATTAAAAGCTTGACACGGCCCAAAATTATGTGTTATAATTTTGGCGCAACCGCTATCGAAACGATAGCGGTCTTATATAAGAGTTAAGAGTATGCGTGATCGTATTTGATTTTATGGTAATAGTACCAAACGATATTAAAAAGCATTGTATAGTCCCAATATATTAGCAATAAGAAAAACGCTATTAAGTGTAATAAGTGCGTTATCTGATTTAGTATAACCCACAATTAACCATCCAATAGCCCCGATAATAAAGAAACAATAGCCGATAAGAATGATATTTGATGCAACTAAAAACGCGCCAATAATACTACAAAAAGTAGATACCCAAGAAGTAAGTTTCATATAATCCCTCAAAGTTTCAAAGTGCTGTACGCTTCAGGTTCTAGTCCTAATTGTACCATAATTTTAATCCAGCTCGCGCCATGATGACGCTTACCTTTAAACCATCCATTTAAATTAAAATCTATCTGATGTGCCATCTCATGTGGCAGGGTATCAGTTATGATAATTTCACCGAATTTTGCGAGAAACTTGCCTGAAATTTGAATCAGGTTTCTATCATAGTAACAAGCACCAACACACCTAGTATACCGGTTATTAATAATAATAGTAGGCGGATCAAACCTTACTAATTTTGGAAAGGTTTCGCAATAGATTGCCCAATAGTCATTACCTATGCTTTGAAGTGTTTTTGTGTCCATGCGGTTATTATAGTCGATTTTTTCAGCCCTAGTAGCATTTATTTTCTAGGTGTTTACCCTAAAAACAACAGTTACAAATTGTTACAATTAATTGCTTGACACGGCCGCAATTATACGAGTATAATTGGCGCCTACGCTATCCTAATGATAGCGTAGGTCTTATATAAGACATAAGACAAAGCCCCGAGGGGCTTTTGATTTATTCAGCCTCAGCAGGCACCGAATTTGCAAGGGCTTTCCAAATTGCAGCAAGTGCAGTCTTGTTAGCCTTGGTTAAAGAACTAATATCATTTTCTGACATTTTCAGAACAGCGCCGATAGCGTCGGCAGTTTCATCCTTTTTGTGGACCGGTTCGCCCGTCTTGCTAACATAAGAAGCCTTAACGTAAACCTTTTCACGCGATAGCTTTGCTACGACAGATTTAACGGTTTTACCTAATTCAAGAGCAATAGCCTCAACAGTCCCTTTAGTAGGGGCCGCAGTATAGTCTGCAACCATTTTAGCTGTTTGCTCTGCCGTGTAATTTACGGCCTTGACAGTAGATTTTTCCATTTGATTTTCCTAAAAAGTTAAGGGTTATTTGCTAACAATATTTTCCGCTTGTTAGCCTATGCGGTAAATCTTTTTGTCTAAGGATTTATTATAACGGAAAAACCAGCGAAAAACAAGTCTTTTTTCATCTTTACATATCTTTACATATTTTCACGCTGTTACAAATTGTTACAATTAAAAGCTTGACACGGCCCAAAATTATATGTTATAATTTTGGCGCAATATATATAAGCCAAAGCTTATATAAGGTTCGGCTTATATAAGCTTTGGCTTATATAAGCCAATCTTTATTAATCAAATTGAACATCAATAACCCTACCAGTGGTAGGGTCAATATGGTAGTATGCAGTAACCAAGAGGCTAATGCTTACCATATACCTCTTGGTTACTGCATACTACCATATTATGCTAATAGGTTCATGACCATATGATGCAACGCAATCCTGTTTGATTATGCTGTATGCATATAATTTTTCTAACCATAGCATGATATTCTCCTTAAAGCCAATCGCCGTATGTTTGTTTATGAACGTACATTATACAGCCAATTGCAATCACACCTACAAGCCCACAAAAAATAATCCCAAGCATCTTATTCTCCTATATCGTTCATGAATGTAACAAAGTCAACAGCGTCGCAGTACCTATCAAAGCGGCATACCTCGGTATCTGTTTCGCTATCAACTACAACCCAAGCGACAAAGCCTAAGCTGTTAATTCTTGTAATGTCAAAGTGTGTGAAGTGTTCCATGATAGTTCCTTTTTAGCTTAAAGAAATTATACATCAGATCAGCAAGACAACGCAAGATTATTTTTAGTTAGGGGCATTGTATTTATCTATCATGCTCATAGGTAAATACAATCGTGCTGCTATTGACGTGGCAGGTATTAGTGTGCTATAATAGGGCCGGTTATCTGACTACAAAAATTTTTGCGGATGGTGGGCCCTACAATATGGCCTATTTGGGATTTTCTTGCCCAAACTTTGGGTGCTGAACCGTTTTTAGTCCTAAGGACCCTAAGCTGTAGCGATTGCTAAGCCGTAGCGATTGCTAAGCCGTAGCGATTGCTAAGCCGTAGCGATTGCTAAGCCGTAGCTATATCAGGACCCTAAGCCGTAGCGATTGCCGTAGCCTAAGCTTAAACAAGTTTCCGTAACCTCCCTCATCACTACCAACTTCGTTGGTAGTAAAATTTTAACATTGACATCACACCCCCAAAGAGATATAATGCAAAGGTCTATAAAAATAACAGTGCATATTATGTCGAGTAACTTACCCACAACCACGCCCGCTGAAACACTAGCCATCGCCCCAGAATCGCTAGAAGTAGCTAATGCTTATCTAACTAATCCAAACATCGCAGCTGTATCAGATGCCCTAGGTGTGCCCCCCGAGATCGTCTCTCAGATACTTGAGAGAAAAGAAGTACGTGCGTATATTAACTCAGTATTCTTTAGTACAGGCTTCAATAATCGGTTCCAGGTACGCGATTTGATGGATACGCTGATTAAGAAGAAGCTTCAAGATATGGACGAGGCAGATTCAGGCTCTAGTAAAGATATTACAGAGATTTTAGCGCTATCTCATAAGATCATGATTGAGACTCTAGATAAGGAAATCCAGCTAGAGAAAATTCGTGCAGGCAATCAGCTCAAGCAACAAACCAATATTCAAATTAATGAAGGTATTGGAGGCTCTAAGTATTCATCACTTATTGAACAATTGCTATCTAAGAATACGGTGGATATGTAATGCTTACTATTTCTAGACCGGATATTGAACGCTCACACTTAACAGAATTCCCCGTACATTCTAGATTTATAAAGCTCCCCGTAGAGGCGTATCTTAAATTATTACCTGCTGTAGACCCTGTTACTTATGAAAAGTCTAATGCGTGGGAACAGACTAATAGACCACAAATCGCTTTGATAAATGCAGTTAATAATCCTGCATATAGGTTTATCTGTGCTGCTCTAGCTCGTCGACTTGGGAAAACGTATATATCAAATATCGTAGGGCAGCTTGTTGCCCTTATCCCTGGATGTAATATTCTTATTATGTCACCTAACTACGGGCTATCTTCTATTAGTTTTGAAATACAGCGAAAACTAATAAAGTCCTTTGACTTAGAGGTTACTAAAGATAACCTGAAAGATAAAGTAATTGAATTAGCTAATGGGTCTACAATTAGAATGGGGTCTCTATCAACCGTAGATTCATGTGTTGGACGATCCTACGACCTCATCATTTTTGATGAAGCGGCCCTAGGATCAGATGCAGAGGAAGCGTTTAACGTCTCTCTTAGACCTACTTTAGATAAACCTAACTCTAAAGCTATCTTTATTTCTACACCCCGTGGTAAGAATAATTGGTTTAGTCGCTTCTTTGCTCGTGGGTTTTCACCCGAATTCCCTCAGTGGGCTTCTATAACTGCTGACTATACTGAGAATTTACGAATGCGTGAATCTGATGTTTCAGAAGCACGTAGTAGTATGAATAAAGCAGAGTTTGAGCAAGAGTACATGGCATCATTTACTACATTTGAGGGTCAAATCTATAGTGAGTTTGATACTAGTAAGTATATACAAGAATTTGAGCACAGCGACGGTGTTGAGTATATTGCGGGGCTTGACCCTGGGTTTAAGGACCCTACGGCCTTCGCCGTAATCGCCTATGACCCTAAGCAAGAGCGGTTTCATATTATTGACGAATATCAAGAGGCTAAATCGTCTACTGCACTGCACGCTAAGGCTATACAAGAATTAATAACTAAATATGGAATTGATTCTATCTTTATTGACTCGGCAGCTGCACAGTTCGGCGGTGATTTGGCTTATATATACAATATAGCTACAATTAAAGCCAAGAAGCAAGTAAATGAAGGAATCGCATATGTACAGACACTTAT